CTCACGGAAGAATTAGAGAAATTAGACAAGAAAGAAGCTGAGGCAGCGGAGAAGGCAAAAGCAAATCTTACTAAGTGGAATCAGGAGGTTCAAGAATCTATTAATAAAGCAAAGGATGCGTTAGAAACTTATAAAGTAGAGGTAAATAATATTACTGGTGCTATTAAGGATGCCATCGTAAGTGGTTTCAAAGGCATGGAAGATGCTTTGGTTTCTTTTGTCACCACAGGTAAATTGAAGTTTAGAGAATTTGCACTATCTGTTATTGAAGACATCACCAGAATATTTATTAGATCAGCAATATTAGCGCCGATATTTAACATGTTGTCTGGAGGAAAAAGTGGTGGAGTTGGTGGTTTGTTAGGTGGTTTATTCGGTGGAGGAAAGAAGAGTTCAGGAGGAACAGGAGGAACAGCCACTGCATTTGGTGGTTGGGGGGCGGGTGGCGCTAATTTCAGTAGCGGAGCTCTTTCGGGCGGTGGATGGGACTCAGGTGCTGTCGATTGGTTTGGAGGATCTTCAAGTTCCTTCAACCCTTCAGCAGGATTCGGCGTAGCGCCTCTTCCTTCTCCTGGAACATTGGGTTTTGGACAGTCTATTTGGGGTGGAGCGCAAAACCTTCTGGGAGCCATACTTCCTGGCTCTACTCCTGCTGCTGCGGGTGATTTGACTGAACTATATCGTCATCAACCTCTAGGTTCAGATGCTCCTCTTGGAGCCTCGTACATGAGAGATGGTCGTTATTACGACATACTGAATCAGCCTATGTTCTCAGCAGGAGAGCTCAACAAAGGGAAGACAGGTGGCTTTTATAGTCAAGGGGGAACGCCTGATTACAGTCAATATGGGATATTTTTGAGACAAAATATGGGTGCGGCTGGAGAAGGAGGTGATCCGATTAAGTTTATACAGCAACAAATTGATTTGTATAGGGAACATCCCTTTATTGAGCTTCCAGGTTTAATCGGCTTCGCAAAAGGTGGTGTTATTGATAGACCTACTGTCTCGTTGATGGGAGAAGCTGGTTCTGAAGCAGTGCTTCCCCTGAGGCGTGGTAAGGATGGAAAGCTTGGTGTTGCGGCTGGAGGAGGGGGGAATGGTTCGACTGTTATCAATGTTGAAGTAGATGCAAAAGGAACTAAGGTTTCAGGAGAAGGTAATCAGGCTGCAAGATTGGGTAAAATGATTGGAGCAGCTATTCAAGCTGAATTAGTCAAACAAAAACGTCCTGGCGGAATGCTTTCTGCCGCATAAATTATGGCAACTTTTGATGACGCTACTGTTGGTTGTGCTACAGCGGTTAGTTTCGCTGCTAGTGGCACTCAGAAGCCAAATATAAGAATGACACGTTTTGGTGATGGGTATGAACAGCGTGTTGAATTTGGGCTTAATCCAAGTCCAAAAACTTGGGACATTGAATTTAAAAATAGGACAGATTCTGATCGAGATAAGATTCTTATTTTTCTTCAGGCGAGGAATGGGAAAGAGAGCTTTGACTGGATGGATCCTCAGCAAAGCACTATGAGTGCAGGTTCATCATTTAAGAGATATAAATGTGCTGAATGGTCTTATGACATGGAGGCTTTTAACGTGAATACGATTTCAGCTTCTTTTGAACAGGTATTTGAACCGTAATGCCAGTAGCAGTTTGGGCCGCTAGTACTGCTTATTCCGTAGGAGATATACGTGTTTCCGTTGAATTTGGATCTACTGGTCTTTCATATCGATGCACGACGGCGGGAACTAGCAGTTCCTCAGAACCTGAATGGCCCCAGAATGTTGGAGGAACAGCCAATGACGGGAGTGTCGTTTGGACGGCTATTAGTAGTGTTCATGATGATCTTACGGGTATAAATCCATTCGCAATTGTTGAATTGTTTGAGATGGAGTTAACTCAAGCTCTTCATTACAGCCCTTGGAAAGCAAGTACAAGTTATGGCTTAAGTCCGGTTATTAAAAGAAGAGCAACAACAAATCAATCGAGTGGTTTGATTTTTCAAGCCACAACTGCTGGAACGACGGGTTCTTCAGAACCTTCTTGGCCGAGTGTTGCAGGTCAAACGATTTCGGATGGAAGTGTTGTTTGGACGGCTGTAAAGCCTGTCTTTTATTTTCATAGTGGAACATCAAGTAATGATTATGCAGATGTTAAATTTGGGGGCAATACTTACCAGGCCTTACCTATTGAGGGAGATGGTTTTGAATATAAAGCTGGTGGGCAAGGTGGTTTGCCTAGGCCGACATTGAGAGTAAGTAACGCTTTTGGTTTGTTCACTACTTACTTGATTGATGTTAATGCTGTCACTACAGGAAATGATTTGACGGGTGCGAAGATTACTAGGGTGAGAACTCTTGCTCGTTTTCTTGAATATGAGAGTTTTGGTACTGAAGAATATATTGAAGCGGCTGATGGTAGTGCATTAATGATGGAGGATGGTGTATCTGTTCAGTTAGAGGAGAAACAAGATCCTTCTAATCCAGACGCAACACAGAGATTTCCAGATGAGATTTATTTTATTGATAGAAAAGTGATGGAGAATAGAGAGCTTGTTGAATTTGAGTTATGTAGTGCATTTGACTTGGCGGGGGTGAGAATCCCGAAAAGGCAATGCCTTCCTGTTGACTTCCCAGGTATAGGTTCATTCCATACATGACTTGGAAAGATGATGCCTTATTGGCAGCAAAAGAAGCGGCCCCAAAAGAATCTTGTGGGTTGCTTGTTGTCTTAAAAGGCAAGGAATATTATTGGGCTTGTAAAAATCTTGCAGAATACGATGCAGATCAGTTTATTCTTGATCCTGTTGATTATTCTGCTGCGGAGGATTCAGGGGAAATTATTGGGGTTATTCATTCACACCCAATAACTCCAGCAACTCCTAGTCAGGCGGATTTAGTCGCTTGTGAGAAGAGTGGATTACCTTGGCATATTGTTAATCCTTTTAAAGAACAGTGGCATTCGTTTGAACCCTCTGGGTATAAAGCTGGCCTTTTAGGAAGGTCTTGGGTTTGGGGCGTTCAGGATTGTTGGACGTTGGTTCGTGATTATTATCTTGCTCAAGGAATAACTTTGCGCGATTGGGATAGACCTAATAACCCTGAAGATTTCTTGGCCGATCCATTATTTGATCGTTATTGGAAAGAAACGGGATTCAGAGAATTGGCTCCAGATGAAGAATTGAAAGAAGGTGATCCTTTATTGATGAGTATTGGTAGTCCAGGTTTGAATCATGTGGCAGTGTATGTGGAAAATCAAGAGGTTTTGCATCATTTGCATGGTCGTTTATCAAGTCGTGATCTTTATGGAGAATGGCTATTAAAATGCACAGGAAGGAGGTTGCGCCATGCTGAGAAAGATTAGGTTGTATGGGCAGCTTGCAAAATGTGCAGGCACACGTGTTCTTGAGGCTGATGTAACAACAGCGGCTGATGGTATTCGTTTTTTATTAGCAAATTGGCCTGAATTAGAGACGCATATGGCCGATCAATACTACCGAGTAGATATTGGTGGATATGATCTGGCGTTGGAAGAAGTTGTTTATCCTATTGGGGCCGAAGATATAAAAATTGTTCCGGTCATTGGTGGTGCAGGTGGTAACACTGGGAGGATTTTATTAGGAGCGGCTTTGATTACTGTTGCAATATTGGCTCCTGGTGCTGGTCTGTCTGGAGCTAGTTTTGCCAGTCAAGTAGGCAGTGGAGCTACGGCAGCAGCAAAGTTTTGGGGAGGAGCCGCGGCTCTCGCCGGAAATATTGGTATAGCGTTAGTTCTTAGTGGTGTAGCTGGGCTTCTTACTCCTACACCGAAAATCCCTGAAGGAGAAGATGACCCTCAAAATTCTTTCTATTTCAGCGGAGTTCAGCAAACAAATAGAGCTGGGACGGCAGTACCCGTATGCTATGGAGAGGTCTACACCGGATCTGTTGTGATCTCGGCTGAGATTGACATTGAGCAGGTACAAACATGACTCAAATTATTGGGGCTGGATGTTTCAGGAAGGGGACGTATGTTCGGACTCCTGATGGAGTTCAAGTTATTGAGTCTTTAAAAGAAGGTGATTATGTTGTTAGTTTTGACGACAAAGGTGATCTACATGAAGCGAAGGTTTTAAAGGTTCATTGTCATGAGGATGAGCAGGTTTACACCTATAGGTTTTGGGGTGGAGATTCTTTCACAGCAACTCCAAATCATTGGGTATTAAATCAATTTAATTCTTTTACTGCTATAGGGAGCCTTGGTGGTGATGATTGTGTTGTTGATGTCAACAATCATCTTCTCCCTATTGTCGCGAAGGCAGATGAAGGTCTGGATACTGTTTACAACCTAACTGTTGAAGGCCAGCACACTTTTATAGCTAATAATATTCGTGTCCATAATGCTGGGTTGGGCCTAGGGATTGGTGGAACCCGCAAGATTGTTGGTGCAGGTGGAGGCGGTGGAGGAAAAGGTGGAGGCGGTGGCCATACTCCTTCTACAGCACCTGATTCTCTTGACAGTAAAAGTTTTGCAAATGTACTAGATCTTATTAGTGAAGGGGAATGTCAGGG